CGCGGCCTGACCGGCGTGCTGCCCGTCGATGCGTAGATCATGATCTGGGCAACGATGTCGCCGTGCCTCATGCCCTGGGGGAACGTGACCCTCCAGGTGCCGCCGGCCGCGCTCACCGCCGTGAAGGCCGTGAGGCCCTGACCTCCGGTGGACTTGTTGCCCCATGCAAGGTAGACCTTCATTCCGGTCATCGAGACGGGCGCGCCCCCGTCCGTGACGGACAGCAGGATGCCACGCCCGTCCACGTCGCCCTCCTCGGCGATGATGATGTCCCCGATGAACTGATCCGCCGAGTCGAGCGTGATCCGGGTCATGCGCCAGCCGTCTGTGAATGCCATGTCTTCCTCCTATGAAGTCGATGCGATTGATACGCCCGTGAGCAGGCCGCTCTCGAAGGTCAGGGACGTTCCGGAAATCGTCACGACGCCCGTGTAGGCGTCGCTTTGCGTGGTGATCGTCTGGGACGACGACGGCGGCACGCTCGCCACGTCGGTCTTGTCCGAGTCGAGGAACAGCCCGTTGGCCGGGTCGTTCACGAGGGTGTCGGTCTCGTCGTAAATCTGCGTCGTCTGATAGAGCGCCCGTATCTCGGCGACCGTAAGCCACTGGATTCCCGAAACCCCGTCCTCGTCGACGGACAGCGCGTAGTAGTTCATGGCCCCTCCTAGCTCGGCCAGGCGACGATGCGCCCGTTCTTGACGATCACGCTGCCCGTGTAGACCTGGCTGCCGCGGTAGAAGGCGATGGGAAAGCTGCCGGACACGCACCATGTCGCGACATCGCCCTCGTTCGCGCTGTTGGCGACCGCGTATCGCGGGGTGGTCTCGCGGATCATCTGGTTGCCGGTCAATTGCATCCCGTAGTAGGTGACGCCGGTCGTCGTGTCCCGCGTGGCCCCGTTGAAGTGGATGTGGCCGCGCGTCGAACCGCTCGCGGTTCCGGTGACGCTTCCTCCCGCGACCGTCAGGAGGTTGCTCGTGCTGCCGCACTTGAAGGTTCCGTCCGCGTCGATGTTGTTGGCGGTCATGTAGTTGGTCGTGAGCGCGCCCGTGGTCAGGTTCCAGGAGTTCCTGCCAACCCCGTCGGTTATCGTTCCGACCTTCAGGTAGGTTCCGTTGATGTAGAGCAGCCCGTTCGACAGGTAGATGCCCTGCGTCTGGCCGTTGTTCGTCAGCTTGTTGAATACCATTTGCTGGGTCTGGGCGTCCACCGCGTCGGATGCGATCTTCGCGGCGGTCTTGCCCCCGATTGTGGCGGCCGACGACAGCTGGAAGTCGCCCGTGGTCAGGTTCCAGAAGTTCTTGTTGGCGGAGTCCCTGATGCCGCCCTGGCGGAAGAGAACGTCGCCGGTCTCCAGGTTCCACGTGTTCGCCCCGCCCTGGATCACGCCAGCCGTGATCTCGTCGGCGGTGAAGCCCGCGCCCGTGCCGAACGTCCTCCAGTCCCACTCCCCGGTCGACTTCTTGGAGTCTGCGATCCTGAACGCGCCACCGCCGATCCATATCACCTGCGTTGGCGACTGGTCTATGGGCTTGTCGTAGACGTAGATGCCCTCGCCAGGCTCCATGTAGACGTAGCCGCCCGTGGCGTTCAGGGCCTCGTTGAGCTGGTTGATCACCGCGTTGATGTACGAGGTGGAGATCGAGGCGGCCCCGTCCCAGGACGCGCTGTGGTCGCGCAGGCCCTTCAGGGCGGCCAGCTGTGTCGCAAGGGTTCCGTCGATGGTCTCCTGGATGTTCCCCAGGGTCACCTCCGTGTCCTCCGGGGCCATGTAGTCCTCTTCGATCTCCAGCACGCGGCCGGTGCAGCGCAGGGGAGGGTCGAAGCTGGTGTCCACGATGTCCACCCCGTCGCCCTCCATGACGCCCTCGGCCTCGTAGCCGGCGGCGCGCAGGTCGATCACCTTTGCCGTGTAGGACAGCTGCGGGACGCACCTCTTCGCCAGCGCTGCCTTGGTCTCGGCCAGCAGGGTGGCCTTGTCCTCGCAGTCGGAGTCCTCGAAGATGCCGAACACGTGGACCTTGCCGCCGCTTCCGTCGGGGCGTCCCCACGTCTGCAGGGCGGTCGAGTCGGTCACGTAGTCCAGGCCGCCGTTGATGTCGCCGAACGTGATCTTGCGTGAGTAGCCGCCCGTGGCGTTGCCGTTCTCGTCGGTCTTCTCCACGCCCTTGCCGTAGCCGTAGAGGGCCGTCACCACGTCCGCGCTCTCGACGGTGCGCTCGATGCTCACCAGGTCCTTGCCATAGGTGAACCTCTTGCCGTTGTCACTGCCGACCCTCTTGGTCAGGTTGACCTTGCGGGACACGACGCCGTAGTCGTCGACGGTGATGGTGGTCGAGATCTCCGCGCCGAACTTCTCGGCTACATCGTTCACGGCCTCCCGGGCGCTTATGTGGTAGAAGTCGCACAGCTGCGTGCCTGTCACGTCGACGGTGCCGACCTGCCAGCGCGAGGTCGACAGGGCCGACGCCAGACACACGTCCGCGGTGCCCTTCGGCCCCTTCTCCACGAGGTAGTCGCCGTTCAGCTCGGCTATGGAGTCGTCGCATGTCACGGTGGAGACGACGCCCTTCTCCTCGCGGGTCTCCACGACCTCCGAGACGATCCACTCGCGCCACGCCAGGGTGCGGTCGCGGAACAGCACCCTCTGTCCCTTCTCCATGCGTGACAGCGTGACCAGCTTCAGGTAGCGGTCCCCGTTGACCACGGCGTGCCGCTTGGCCGAGATCACCCCCAGGACGGTGCCGACCTGGTTTCCCCACCTGTCGTAGAGTAGGAACAGCATCTACGCCCACCTCTCCGTCCAGGAGAGGGTGCCGGACGCCCCGTAGACGTAGACCCTCGCTGTGCCGGGCGAGAGGGAGAAGTAGTCGGAGGTGACCGCTACCGGCACGAGGTTGCCGTTCACCCGCACGCTGGGGGACGCCTCGCTCATGTCCACGGTCACGGATGCGCCGCTCGTGATGGCGTTCACGGTCTTCACCAGCTGGCCGGTGTCAACGTTCTTCACCTGGACGGCAGCGCCCGTCGCCGTCCCGGTGAACTTGGGCCACGTGGGGCTGTTTCCGCCCACGGAGAAGGATGCCGTGCCTCCGCTGGAGACTGCCTTGTTCCTGTCCGCCCCGTATGCTATTGGGTCATAGGCCGTGAACTCCAGGTCGGCACTGCCCGTGTACCAGAGGTTGGTGAGCTCGCCCGGGCTGGTCAGCTGCGCCATGTAGTAGATGTCCGGCTCGTCGTCGAGGTAGAGCGGCGCTGGGCCGTCGGTCATGAGCATGGATTCCAGCTTGTGACGGATCAGCGCCACGCTCCTGTGCCCCATGGGCGGCAGCGCGAGTCTCGCGGATACGGGTATCTTCCTCGCGTTCAGCTGCGTTCGGATGTAGATGGAACCCTGTCCGCCTGGCACGTCCTGGGTCACCACGTCGTAGGGCGGCATGATGTCCCTGGTCGGGTTGATGCGGAGGTATTCCGATAGGTCGTGCCCGTTGAACCTCATGTCGTCACCAGCCCCCTCGACCTGTTCTGCCTGTCCAGCTTCTTCTGGATGTCGCGGGTTACCCGATCCACGAGGTCGTCGATGTCCTCCTCGGTCTCGTTCACGAACCTGTCGATGCGGACGGTCACGGTCACGGTTCTCCCGCCGCCGTCCATCTGGCCCTCGATGCCGTCGGCGATCTCCCCGTAGCTCCTGGAGTTGAGGGGCAGCGCGGCCTCTCGCCCGGCCTCGCCGACGCCGACCACGCTTGCGGAGTCGAAGATTCCGCCCTTCGCGTACCAGTCGACGGTCAAGGATGGCACCGAGAAGTTGGCGGGGTCGAGGTTGAAGCTGCCGCTGATCCCGAAGTGGGGGAGGTTGATGTGGGGGAACTCGATGTGCAGGTTCGAGAAGAAGTTGGCTATGTTGTCCAGGCTGTTCGCCACGGTGCTCTGCGCGTCGCCCAGCCTGTCCCTGACGATGTTCGCGAGGGTCGAGAAGGCGTTCGACGCCGCCCCGGTCACAGCGTCCCATGCCCCCGTGAATATGCCGGTGATCGCCGTCATGATGCCCTGGATCGCCCCGGACAGGGCGTTCATGAGGCCCGTTCCGATGGAAAGCAGGCCGTTGAACGCGTCGTTCGCCCCCTGGTTCATGAGCGACCAGTCACCGGTGAATATCCCAAGGATCAGACCAAGCACCATCTCGATGGTTCCCTGAATCACCCCGAAGGTCCCGGAGACGATCTGGGCTATTCCGGTTATCGCTCCCGTGACGACCTGGAGCGCCCCGAGGAACACCGATCCTATGATGGTCGCCATGCCCTGGAGGATCGGCTGCACCATGGAGGCCATCACCGTGAGTGCGCTCACCACGAAGTCGATGGCGGGCTGCAGCGTGGTCATGATCTGGTCGAGGCATGCCTGTACCGAGTTCCTGAATCCCTCGTTGGTGTTCCACAGGTAGACGAGCGCCGCGACGACCCCCGCGATTGCACCGACGATCAGCGTCACCGGGCTGAAGATCATGCCCAGGGTGGTGAGTATGGCCGGCATTGCGAGCATGATTACGCCGATGGCGGCGAGGAGAGGGCCGATCACCGCGACGATTGCGAGGACGGCCACGATTCCCTGCTGTATCGGTGCTGGCAGTGCGCTGAACCCGTCGGCCAGCCCCTGGAGGAACCCGGCGGCGGCCTGGATCGTGGGGGCGAGCGCGTCGCCGACGACCATCTTCACGTTGTCGAGCGATCCGGACAGCTGCTCCAGCGCGCCGTTGGTTCCGCTCATTGAGGCGGCGGCCATATCCTGGGCCGACTGGGCGCTGTTCGTGGCGTCCGTGTACTTCTGGAGGCCGCTCGCCCCGTTGTTCATCAAGACCGTTCCCGCGCGCATGGCGTCGGAACCGAAGATCGCGGAGAGGGCCGCCTGCTGCTGCGCCGAGTCGAGGCCGCCCAGCTTGTCCTGGAACTCCTGGGAGAGGCTGGCAGCGTCCTTGATGTTTCCGTTCGAGTCGCGGACGTTGAGGCCGTACTGCGCGATGGCGTCGGCCGCCGTCTTGCTCGGTGCCTCGATGGAGATCAGCATCGTCTTCAGGGAGGTTCCGGCGTCGCTGCCCTTTATGCCGGCGTCGGCCAGCTCGCCCATGACGGCGCTGGTCTCCTCGATGCTCCACCCCGCGTTGTTGGCGACGGCGGAACACTGTGCGAGGCCCTGCGCGAGGTCGCTCACGTCGGCGGAGGATGCGTTCGCAGCGCCCGCCAGCGAGTTGGTGGCCCTCGCGGACTCGTCGGCGGTGAGTCCGAAGGCACCCATCGACTGCACGATGGTGTTTGCCGCGTCGCCGAGTTCCAGACCGCCGGCCGTGGCGAGCGTCAGGGTGTTGGTGAGCGCCCCGCCCTGGATGTCTGCGGACGTGAGTCCGCCCTTTGCAAGCTCCAGCATGGCGTCGCCGCACTCGGAGGCGGAGTAGATCGTCTCCGCGCCCATCTGCTTGGCGTAGGACTCCAGGGCCTGCATGCCGTCCGCGCCCTCGCCGGTCGCCACCTGGACTTGCGCCATGGTGGTTTGGAAGTCCGCGGCCATCTCCAGCCCCGACTTGCCCACGGCGACGAGGGGCACGGTGATGCCCAGCGACATGGCCGTTCCGGCCCCCGCCATCGCCTTCCCCAGGTTCTCGGCCGCCGCCGATCCGCTCTTGATGCCTTGCCACATCGACTCGTCGCCGGTGGTCTCGGTCTGTTTCTTGAAGCGTCCCAGCTCGTCCCTGGCTCGGCCGAGGCCCTTGGTGACCCCGGTCTCGTCGAGCGTAACCTTGACCACGACCTCGCCGTCAGCCATCGCGCCTCGATTCCGCCTTGGCCTTCAGGGCCGCGAAGAAGTCGCGGGCCTTGTCGTTCTCGGCCTCGGCACGATCCGTGGGTGCGCTGCCTTTGGATTCGAGGGCGTAGTGCCGGCGCATCGCAAGCCATGCGTCCACGTACTCGCCGTTGTGCTTGGTCCTCTTGGGAGGCTTGCCCAGCCGGTAGGCGAGGGCCTGGCGGAACGGCGTCTGGTTCTCGCCCTCAAGCATCGCTGCCAGCAGGTCGCAGGCGTCGGCGAAGGATCGTCCGCCCGCGAAGTCATCCCATGTCATGTGGTACTCGGAGAGGACGGACGCCTCGATGCGCGCCGCGTCCTGCTCCCAGTCGAACGCCGGGGCCTCGTGCGGCTTGTCCCCGATGATGTCGAGGCCGCATGCGTCCCAGACGACGGAGGAGACGAGTTCGGACAGACGGTCACCGCCCGTCTCCAGTACCTCCGCGAGTCTGGAGGCTGGGAACAGCATGCGAAGCAGCAGCCCTTGCTTCTCCTCGGGCGTCAGGGACTCGTCCCCGAACAGCTCAATGACGAGGAGCATGTTCTGCATGCTGTCGCAGACGGGTATCTCGTGGCCGTCCCACTCATATCCGTGGGTCAGCCGACCGTCGACGTAGCTATTCTGCTCGGTTAGGCTTAGTCTGCGCATTCTTGGAGACCTCCAGGAGGTAATGCGCTGCCTTGTTGTCCTTCAGGCTGTTGACGTGATCCAGGACAGCCTTCATGATCTCCGCGAACACCTGCGTCATGATGATGTTCGCGTCCTGCGGGGGAACCCTCTCCCCACCGCCCGCTGCCACCAGAATCTCCTCGTAGGTCTTCTCGCCGACCTCGCGGATGATCGGGTCTGCGATGATGTCGGCGAGCTGCGCGGAGATCGCGGCCAGCTCGGTCGAGTCCTTCTTCTCCAGCTTCGAGTAGTCGATCATGAGGGCCTGGGCCTTGCCCTGCGCGTCCAGGAGCATCTTCAGGTTCTCGTTCACGGCCGAGTCCGTGAGGTCGATGCGCCCGGTCACGACGGCGTAGCCGTCCTCCCCAGGCTCCCCAAGTTCGATCTCCAGGGGCTTGAATGCTTGGTTCAGCTTGATCTTCATGCGCCGCTCCGTCTCGCGCTGCCACGCTGCATAGGTTGAGGGCCGGGGCGCAGCGCGTAGCTCCCCGGCCCTCGCGGCCAATCTTCCTTGGTGTGTCGCGCCTTACGCGGTGACGGTGACCACGACGGTCGCCTGCACGCTCGGCTTGGCGGCGCACTTCACGTAGACCTTCGTATCCCCGGCGGCCACCCCGGTAACGGTGCCGTCGACGTCGACGGTCGCCACCTTCTCGTCGTCCACCGCGTAGACGCAGCGCTGCGAGGCGGTGGTCGGCGTGACGGTGGCCACGATGGCCGCGGTCTCCCCGGCCTTGACGCTCACAGCCTTGGCGGAGACGGACTCGGGCAGGGTTTCTCCGGTCGGGGCCTGCTCGACGGTGGGGGAACCGTTGAAGTGGACCTCCACCTCGAAGTCGCCCTTGTTGTTCGCGTCTCCGTTTGCCCCGAACGCCTTGATGTTCGCGAGCGTCACGTCGTCGGTGACCACCTCTCCGTCGGGGTTCGTGACGCGGACATGGGTGTGCCGGGCCTGTCCGTAGATGAAGGCGAGGCTCGCCACGTAGTCCTGGAAGGGGTCTCCGTAGCAGCGGTGGCCCGTGAGCGATAGGATCATCTGGCCTCCGGTCACCTCGGAGCTGGTACCACCGTCCCCGTCGTAGTAGCCGGTCTGGTCGACCTCCTCGTTCCCGTCAGGCTCGATGGTCGCGATGCCGCGTCCCACCCGCGCCCATGTTGGGGTGGCTGCGGAAGGCGTTACGTCGATCTCGTAGAGGTGGGTGTAGTTCGGTGCGAACATGATGTCCATGGTTCAGTCCCTTCAGATCGTGACGTGGGCGGTGGCCTGCGTCGTCCAGACGTAGTAGCCCGCCTCGTCCCAGTTGATGCTTCTCGGCACGCCCACGTCGATGGACGACAGCGCATAGCTGCCGTTCGCCGAATAGGGCGGCTTGTCGTTCAGGAGGTCGGCGATGGCGAACGCCTCGTCCATGGCCTGTCTCTCGCTCTCGCGCTTGACGACGACCGACAGGGCGTAGTCCGCCTCCCTCGACCCGTCGAACAGGGTGCGCGGGGTCGTCGACGGCGCGAGGCTCACGACGACGGCCTCTGCCTTGGCGGGCATCCTGCCGGTAACCCCGGAGATTCCCGCGGCGATGATCTCCGCCCTCGTCACCTCGATGATGTCGGGCCTCATGCGCCGCCTCCCTCGTACAGCTTGCGGGCGAACTCCACCAGATCGTCGCCCTCCTTGTTGACCATCTCGATGTCCCAGTGGTCGGTCGTTCCCGCCTCCGTGTGGTGCATGGGGACGTAGTAGTGCTTGTCCGCATATGGCGTGTTCCAGATCAGCCTGCCGGCCTCGTAGTCGCTGTTGAGCGGTTCGGAGTCGCGCAGGGTCGATTCCTCGACCGGCACGTACTTGCGCATCATGAAGGCGGCTCGCTCGGCCAGGACGGCCTGCCGCTTCTTGTGCGCCGCCTCGGAGAACTTGGCCTCCACGCCGGAGAGGTTGACCCTGACGCTGATCGCCATGCCTACCTCACCTCCAGCTCCCAGTGATGCGTGCGGCCGCCGAAGGTCTCGAATCGGTGGCAGGCGTTGACGGACGACCACGTGGCACCGCCGTCCAGGCTCACCTTCGAGCCTGCGGGAACCTCGAAGGCACCGACGGAGATCACCGCGTCGACGAACAGCAGGCCGGTCGTGTCCTCCGCCAGGGCGTAGGGCGTGGATCGGATGGAGTCTACCCCGTCCAGGCGCACGCGGCGGATGTTCACGGGTTCGTCGAACTCCCCTCCGAACTCGGCGTCGACCTTCGGCACCTTCACGAGGGCGTTGGACGACAGGGTGGATGCCGGCAGCTGGTGCATCAGAGGATCACCTGGCACAGCATGCCGCTGCCGACGAGTTCCCGGCGGATGGCCCTGTTGATGTCGGAGTCGTAGGAGGTCTCCGCGGAGGCCCCGTTCGACCCGGTGCCGTAGCTGAAGCTGCCGATGCTCGCGCTGGTGACGCCCTCCTGCACGCCCCCGGAGAGGCCGTAGGCGAAGTCCACGTCGCAGGCGGCGCACACCGCGTTCTCGTATGCTGCCGTCTGGTCGTCGTCGACCGGCTCGTTGAAGCCGATCAGGTCTCTCACGGCGGCCCTGGCGTGGGGGAGGGCGGCCCCGAAGTCTGCCTCCGAGAGGCCGCCCCCGCATCCCTTGTAGTACGTGTATGTCACCTCGGGGAGGGACATGCTACGCCTTGGCCTTCGCGCCCTTTGCGGGCTTCTCCTCGGCGGGCTTGTCCTCCGCGGCCTCGGGCTTCGCGGCCTCCGGCTCCTCGGCGGGCTTGTCCTCCTCGATGCGTCCTACCTTGATCATGGCTCCTCCTTACGCCTTGGTGGACAGGTAGATCATGTCCTTCTTGTTCTCGTAGACCCAGAGATCGTGATAGAGGCGGTACTGCCAGAGGTGCGCGTCGTCGTTCTGGTTCACGTCGGGCGAGAAGTAGCGCAGCTTCTCGTGCTTGGTGATGGCGGCGCAGGAGGCGGGGTCGACGATCATGAAGTTGATGGCCTTGCTCGATGCGTCGACCTTGAAGCCGCCGGCCTCCTCCCCGGAGGTCTTGCCGTCGAGCAGGTCGACCACGGAGTTGAAGCGGCCGCTGGGGACGGTGACGACCTTCATCTGGTCGTAGGTCTGGAAGGTCGAGTCGGGGTTCTGGCCCAGCGCGAACTGGTAGGGGGTCGCCTTGCGCAGGAGGCCCTTGAACTGCGGGCTGACGTACAGGATGGACTCGCCCAGGACGGAACCGGCGTCCTCGATTGCCTCCTCGGCGTCGATGACGGCGGCAGCGGCAAGGGAGGCGTCGGAGAACGTGGTCGGGGTGCCGGTGAGTCCGGCGTTCTTCGCGAGGGTGGAGAACCTGATGGCGTCGACCTCGGGCACGACCTTCGTGCGGGCGAACTCTCCCATGAGGTTGGCGGTGACGATCAGCTCTCGCTCCTCGTCGTCCATAACGTCGATGCTGAATGCGCGGTCGCGGTCGTAGGCGAGCTTGACGGTCTCCCATTCGAGGTTGATGTCCCCGGTGGTGAACCCGCCGCCGCGCGTGTGCGTAGCGAGTCCGGACATGGCGATCTTGGCGATCTCGATCTGGCCGTTGCCCGTGAGCTGGCCGACGAGGTTGCCGTTCATGTTGAGGTCGCTCGTGAGAGGGCCGAGTTCGAGAATCTTGTCGAGGAGGTTTGTGTACTTCGTGGCGGTGGAACCGATGTTGTTGGGCATCGTGGTGCTCCTTTCTGGTTAGCGTGGACGGAATGCCTTCTCCAGGGCTGCGTCGAGCGATGCGTTGCCCGCGCCTCCGTGTGGCGCTCCCGTCGATCCCTTCTGCTTTTCCTCTCCGAACAGGTATGGGTTGGCGGCCTTGCACTTTTCGATGTCGCCGTCGTAGTCGCCCAGGATGGCCTTGACCGCCTTGGCGTTGCGTGCGCCGGCGTTGTCGAGCTGGTGATCCAGCTTCTCGTCAGCCACCTTCGCCTCCAGGTCGGCGATCCTCTTGTTCAGGGCGTCTCGCCCTTCCTCGGTCTTCGACATGTCGGAGACCTTGGCCTTCAGATCGGCGATCTCTGCGTCCTTGGCTGCCATCTCGCGCTCGTACTTGCCCTTGGCGATCCCAGGCTGGCCGTGCTTGTCCTTCAGGTCGTCGCCGTCGTCCCCGCCCTCCTCGGGCTTCGGGTCTTCGGCCGGCTCCTTCGGCGTCGGCTCGGTCGGCGTCGGCTCCTCCTTGGGCTTCGGCTCGGTCTCTGGTTCCTTCGGCTTCTCTTCGTTGCCCATGCCTGTCCTCTCCCTAGCGTTTGGTCGCGCGCTTCTCTGCGCGGTTCAGGTGGCCCTTTTGCGCTGGCCGGGCGTGCTATGGGAATCGTCGGCTGGGTGTCGCGCCGCGCGTAACTTTGGGAATCGGCATGAAAAAAAGCCCCTCCGTAGAGGGACTTTCGATATCGCTATTATCTCGTCGCTTTACGCGATTTGTTTGCCGATGAAGAACGTGTCTGGATAGGCCGTCTCGTCTGCGGAGATTCCTATTGAGTCCTTGATAATCCTCGATGACATCGGATAGATTATCTTGAACTTGTGCCCGGATAGTGTGAACGACGGCTTTCCGTACCCATCGAAGTCGGAGTCGAGGACGAGCAGGCGTTTGCTGCCGGCATGGAGAACCTTGGTTATGACGCTCATTCCGCTCGCTCCTCTCCCGTGACATCCCGCAGCATATCTTGATAACTCTTCAACTGAAGCCTCGTGAGGTTATCTTCCTCGTCGGGAATCTTATATCTCGATTTTACCCGAATCAGGTACTGCTTTGCGTCTATCTCTCTGCGTATAGACCTTATCTCCTCTGATTCATTTGGGTCTATGAACATCCCTTTCCTGTCTTGCTCGAAGTGCCTGTACTCTTCGAGAAGGTCTGAAGTGGTGGCATCCTTCTTCAATATGATCGTGTCGCTTATGCTCACCGCCGATGCGTGCATTTCGTCGAGTTGTGCAACCCATTCGGTATCGGCGTCGAGTATCTGTCCCCCTGCCTTTTCGACCCTCTTCTTCACCTTGTTCAACAATGACTTGCTTACCGCTTTCTTGCCGTTGACAGACCACCTGTGGGTATCGCCCTTCCTCCTAAGCATGACCGCCTTCATCTGGGTGGGCATGTCCCCCGCCCATTCCCTGCGCGTGTTGCGATGGAGGACAGATGTTCCAGGTTTGCAGCGCGCGTTCGAGGTCTCGATAAGGTCGCGCATCTTCTCCTGCTTCGAGCGCAGCCTGTCCTTCGCCCTCTGTGCGTTCGCGAGATTATCCGGAGTCTTCTTGTGCTCGTAGATTGCCTGCTCTCCTCGCAGCTCTCGCTTGGCGCTCCGAATCTCGCGCTCGATCCCGCGCTGCTTCTGGGTGAGCCTGTATATCTCCTCGTCGTCCAGGCCCGTCTCGCTCTTGGGGTTCGGGTCGTAGGATCGCGGCGTGCCGTGCAGGTAAGGCCCGAAGCTGTGGCGGCAGTTCCATCCGCACAGCCCCGCCCCCGTGTCGTAGCCGGTGACGGAGTAGAAGTCGCGGTACACGGTCCCGTCGATCTCCTTCTCTCCGCTCCTGGAGTAGCACCGGCCCTGCCACGCCGCATGGCTCGGACGCGCCCCGGAGTGGCTGGAGACCTCCACCAGGTCGATGCCCTGCTCGTCCATGCGCTGCTCGGTCATCCTTCCCGCGTCCTGCGCGATTTGCGTGCGGACGTGACGCCTCACGGCGACATCGGAGTGGTTGCGCACGGTCTTCGCCCCGGTCTCCGCGTTGCGGTACTGGATGAAGTCGATCCCCTTGCCCTCCAGGTCTCGCACCGCCTGGTGCAGCGCCTGCTCGGTGGTCATCGCCCCGGTGTTCACCTGGGTAACGGCACGTCCCGACGCCTCCAGGAACGCCCTCTTCGCTCCCTCAACCATGTCGATGTTGTCTCGATCAAGCACGGTCGCCAGGCCGTTGATGGTTCCCTGCACCTGCCTCGGCCAGATCGCGTCCCCGCCGACCCGCGCCATGTCGGCCTCGTCGGCCTCGCGCAGGTACGTCTCGACGGTGACCCTCACGGCCTCGTCGACCCTGCCGCGGTTGGAATCGATGATGGCCTGCAGCCTCGCGGTGTTGGTCTGCGCGGCCACGGCCAGGGCGGTGTAGCTCGTCTGGTCGAGCTTGTCGCCCGACAGCATCACCCTCACGAGGTGGGCGAGCATTAGCGCCTCGATGCCGGAGTAGACCCCACCCACGAGGTCGGCGGCGTCTTCGAGCGCCGCGGGGTCGAGCATCAGGCCACCTCGCCGTCATCCTCCGGCCCCGGTGCCTCCATGACGTCCTCCGCGGCCGGCTCCGATGCCTCTCCGATGGCCTCCTCGGCCTCCTCCTCGGTGAACCCCTTGAACCGGGTGAGGTATGCGACCTTCAGCTCGGTGACCTCCGGCATGGCCGCCATCTCGGCCAGCGCCATGTTCTTCTCGCTCTGGGTGTCCTGGATGATGCTGTCATCGAAGTCCACCGAGACGTTGCAGCCCTCTGGGATGGGCAGGCCGTTGTGGATGCGCTGGGTCTCCAGCACGGCTTTCAGGATGCCCTCCAGCGCGGGGCGCAGGACGTTCTCGTGCTTCACGATGTTGCGGCCCAACGCGGCGTTGTCGGACGAGACCTCGAATGCGGTCTTGATGCCGCCCTGCGCGTCGACCCGGAAGTACTGGCAGCCGAATCCCGTCTGGTCTCCAAGCTCCGCCACGGCCATGTCCAAGGCGACCTTGATGGCGTCCACGCGGATCGGCGGCGCGAAGGTCTGGATCATGTCCGTGATCCCCTGGCCGTTGCCGACCACCTTGCGGATCACGGAGGCGTCGGGCGACATCGGCACGGACTTCCTCTTGCCGGCGGCGTCGGTCTCCGTCTCGAACAGCTCGTCGCTCATGAACGTCTTGATCTTGGTGTCCCGCAGCTCGCGCGAGAAGGAGTCGAAGCACTCGTCCACGGTCTTGATGGCGTCGATGGCATCGGCGAAGAGCGACTGGCCGTAGGGCGACATGTCGGCGTAAACGTTGTCGAGGTTCGGGCGGATGATGCAGAAGGTCGGCAGGGGAGTCTTCGTGTCGAAGTCGGGCAGATACCCGTCCGGGTTCCACTCCGCGCCCTCCCTGAACATCTTGGTGATGACGTGGTACGTGCCAGTGGCGAGGTCGAAGACGTGCATCTGCAGCTGGTCGACCTTCTTGCCCTTGACCGTGGCCTGGGTGCAGAACGCGCATTCTCTCACGCCGTCGTCGTCCCACGAGAGGGGCACGATCATGCGGGCGTCGTAGCGCCGGGCCTTGATGACGGTGCCCTCGTCCGTCACGTCGAACCACAGGGCGAGCGCCGCGGTGCCGAGGGCGTATCCCCTCTCCGTCGCCCTCTGCGCGGTCGTCATGAACTTGGTGGCGTCCATCCAGGCGTGCAGGAACTCGTTGGCCTCCTCGGTGGGGTCGTCATCCGCATGGGCCGTCGGGTCGTCGGCCATGTCCTCGGGGGTGCCGTCGTCCTCGGCGGAGTCGGGCTGCTCGACGGTGACGGTCGTGCCGTCGTCGTCCAGGATCAGGCTGACCATCTCGCGGCATACCCTGCGGGCGGGGTGGAGGCTGCGCCGGTGGACGTGCACCAGCCGCTTGTCGACGCGCTCGAAGCCGTCGTAGAACTTGCTCTCGGCCGTGAACCACGCCCACCAGTCGTTGATGTTCGAGTCCATGGTGGTGTCGATGGAATAGCCCGCGTCGGTGATGGCCTGACGCACGCACGCCGGGATGGCGTATTCGTTCTCCATGCAAGTCCTCCTACTGCGCCGCTCGCTGCGCCTATTGTTCGCGGGGTGTCGCGCCCCTGTAGGCGCTCCTGGCCCTGCGCACCAGCGGCATGACCGAGTAGCGCGTGGCGTCCACCCAGTGGTCGTTGCCGTCGGGGATCGTGGACAGGACTTCGCCCGCCTCGTTCACCTCGTACTGCATCGACCTGACCTCCTCGGCCAGGCGCGGGCACCTCCTCGGGTCGATGACCCAGTGGGCGCTCTGCAGGAACATGTAGGATGCGTCGCGCATGTCCCCCTTGCCGGCGGATCGCGCGTTGATGCCGCTGTCCCTCTGCGCCGCGATGATCTGGGGGCTGGCGTCGTCCGACTGAACCACCAGGTCGTGGTAGTGGGGCTTCTCGTCGCCCGGCGTGGCCCACGTGAGGGCCTGCCTGATGCGCTCCGCCTGCTCGGGCGGCTGCAGCTTCTGCCCGCCGTCCTCGCGCCACGTGAGCAGCTGCCTGCCGTCCTGCCGCCACTCCCCCAGGACGAACGCCCATGGGTCTGGGTACCAGCCGAAGTCCTGGCCCGCCCTGGGGCTGTCGTAGGCCGCGATCTCCTCGTCGGTGATCTCGCGGAACTCCACGCGGTCGAACACCTCCGTGCCGTCGCCGACGGGCAGGCCCATGTACTCGTGGTCGTAGGCCACCTCGTCGATGGCCTTCAGCTCCTCGGCGTCCTCGAAGAACTGGTCGCCGAGCCATTCCCTGGGCACGTGCAGGTAGTTCGACGACCATACCCTGCCGCCGTCCTCCTGCAGCCTCTCCATCTCGCGGTTGATCCAGCACCATCTGGAGCGGGGAGGGTTGAACGAGTAGAGGCGCACGCAGTGGTTCCCGCCTCGGGACAGCGACTGGTTGACCTTGCGAATCTCGGCTATGCCGCGGAACATGTCCGCCTCCTCGAACCACGCGATGCCGACGTGGCCGAAGGGAACCTTGATCGACTTGATCTTGCTGGCGTTGTCGCAGCCCCTGAACAGGATCAGCTGACCGGTCGACTTCTTGCGAATGCGGAGGGTTGAGTCGGGCATGTCGTACTCGTCCGAAAGCCCCAGGGCGTTGATCGCCCACACCACCTGGGCGTAGGCGGCGTCCCGCAGCGCGGCCTTGTAGCGCATGAGGACGACGGCGTGCTCGTCAGGGTGGCGCTCAACCCAGTTCACGACCTCCAGCGAGCAGAAGGACGACTTGGTGCTGCCTCGGCCTCCCGTGAACCACAGGTCTCCGCTGGCCCCCTCCGAGATCAGGCGATGGGGGCTGAAGAAGTCGGGGGAGATGAGCATGGCGAAGTCGGCGACGAACGGGCGGTCATCCGGCGCGTCGTCCTGGGCGTAGGGCAGCAGCTCGTGGGTAGCCGAGACGAGCACCCGCCCGGCGTCGGCGTCCAGCCTCATGCCGCCGGTGAGGGACAGCTGGGTCTCCACCACCCCAGCCGAAGCGTCGGCGAGCCTGTCGAGCCGGTTGAGGATGCGTGACTTGGTTATGGTCGCGCGACCTGCGGCGAGGGTGTTGAGCTGCTTCAGCCTTGCCGATACCTTGCTGTTGGCCTCCAGGTGGCAGGCCGCCTCGTCGACGGCCTTCTTTGACCACTCCTTTGACTTCGGATAGGCATCCAGGTAGGCCAGTCGCTGGGTGAGACCCCGCATGCGAGCCTGGCAGTAGAGTTCCTGGTTCTGTGTTAGCTGCCCCTTCTCCATGAACGTATTTTCCATTGGATGTCGCGACGGTGTGGAATTATCGTTCTGCGGATAAAGAGATATACTTTCAGCAAATTATGAAGCGGGGGATGTGGAAGAGATGCCTCAGGTAGACCAACAGCTGTTCACCATGATCGCGGCGATTGCCGCAATGATTGCCGCCGGTTGCTCGTTGGTACAGGGGGTAATGCAATACAAACAGTCAAAGCACGATTTCTATACACTTCAGAACGAACACTCAGCCTCTCTTGCGCTTTTCTATGCAAACCAGATTATTCCAAGAAGTACCTATATCCTGTACGTACTGAAAAGGTCTAAAAGCTACTCCAGCCTCAAATCATCTATTGCGAGTTGGACATCTGACGAAAGAGCGCTAAGCCACTTTGACTCGAAGGAGTTCAAATCCATCGTCGGATCTACCCCAGAGGTTTTCTCGAAAGAACTTTTCAAAGAGATGCTTGAAGGAAATGAGGAAATATGGGGGGACATGATGGTAGCGTCTTGAAAGTTGGTGTAAGCGGTGCCTTCGCCCGTGAACCCGCCTGCTACTAACGCATCCTATGCCGCCCTCCTCCTCGAGTCAACGCCGTCGGCCTTCACCAGCCGGATGATGGCAGCCGCGTGTTCGGCCGCCGTCCCCTCGTAGGTCGGTGCTGGTGCAGGTCTCCTCTGCTCCTCCCGCTCGAAGGCCTCCTGGACGGACCCTGCGGAGAACCAGCGCCTGGACTGCCAGGCCTCGTCCATCTCGGCAAGGGCGGCACCGACGTACCTGAGGAGGCTCCTCCTCGACGGGAACACCTGCACGACGCGGCTCCTGCGCTTGATCTCACGGTTGGTGCGCTCCTGCACGTTGTTCGTCCTGAGGCGTATGTGGTGCTCGTAGGGGAAGTCGAGGTAGGCGAGCGCGTCCGCCTCGGCATCCTCCAGAAGCTCGCCTGCCGCGGGGCAGATGGCACCGACCTCGTCGGCCGCCAGGTGGTAGAGCTCGCGGACCAGCGCTGGGTCCCGCTCCGCGAAGACGGCGGACAGGAGCTGCCCCACGAGGGCGCGCTGGTGCCTCGTCCTGGCGAGCGAGCAGCAGTTTCGCTCGAGGTGGACGATGCAGCGCTGCCAGGCGGCACCCGGGAACGTCTCCTCGATGGCGTGCCTCAGGCCCTCGTGCGCGTCGGAAGTCACACAGAGCGTGTCCGTGACGCCGCGGTCGCGCAGGCCCCGCAGGAAGAGCAGCCATGACGCGTACGACTCCGTGTCGACGGCGTCGACGCCCACGAGGTATCGGTGTCCGTCGTCGGCGGCCGCTATCGCCGTCACCACCGCGACCGAGCTGACGTGCCCGCCCTCTCTGGCCTTGATGTAGGTGGCGTCGAGCCACAGGTACGGGAACCGGAGGTCATGGAAGACGCGGCCCTGCAGGTCGGTGACCGTCTCGTCGAGCGTGGCGCACATGCGGGAGACGGCGTCCTTGCCGAGCCGGTCGACACCGAGCTTGGCGGCCACGCGCTCGACCTTCCTCGTCGAGACCCCGCAGGTGACCATCTCGGCCACGGCCGCCACGATCGCTCGGTCCGTCCTGGAGTAGCGCTCCACCACGTCCTCGGGGAAGTAGGACCCGCGTCTGAGCTTGGGTATGCGTAGGGTTATCGTGCCGACGCTCGTCAGCAGCGAGCGCTCGCGGTAGCCGTTCCTCTGGTTGCCTCCCTCGCACTCGAGGTCGGCCTCGACGTCCATCACCTCGTTGACGATCGACTCGGCGAGCGTCCTGGCCAGCTCGCCGACATTCACCATCCCGTCATCGAACCGGGGCAGCCCCGGTGTCACACCATCCCGCGCATCGCCTATGATTGCCATAGCGGTCATCGCCTCTCCTAGTCTCAATACGTCGCTGTTTGAGATTCTAGGGCGATGGCCGTTCCCCTTAGCCCGAAGTACCTAGCTGGGAAACGTGCCTACACCAACTTTCGCGACACGATATGCCCACGAGTATCTTCGACTGACATATCCAAACATCGGCAAGCACGTCGATGCCATACCGCCTGATAATCCGTCTGATGCGGATGCTATGTCAGCGTATAGAAAGTCGACGGCACCAATGCTTGTTGATGAGTTCAATACTGTTTCGAACGAGGTCCTTAACAAGATCGAGTACTTCTCCATGATGATCAACACTGGAGTTGCCGACGAGACTACGCTGTACCCGTCTATGCATCAGACCTTCTTTGATGTTATGACTGAACTCTACTGGTATGTATGCAAGGCAAACAGCGCATCAAGCGGAGACCGATTCTTCACCCATGCGACTGACCTCTATAAGTTATGGATTGGAAGAAGGAACGATTGCGCAATGGAGGAGAGAACGGTTGGAGAGAAGCAGAACAGGGCGTATAAAAGAAAGAGGGAGAGAATGCAATAGCATTCCCTCCCTCATGTGTTTGTTCCTTCTGCTACTTTTCCTTCTCATCCTTTTTCTTGCGCGCCTCTTCGTATGCCTTATCCCAATCCTCTACGATTGGTCCCCACATCGCAGGCTCCTCTCCTCGGAATCTAAGGAATAGAGAACTTCCCTTTATCATTTCTTCCGACCCTGTGCAATTAGATAATACCCAACAATGCCATCAATCACAAAAGATGGGCAACTCTGTTTTCAACGTTGGTTATTGCGACGGTCACCACCAAGATTGTTCTTACATCGTCTCCGACGTGTTACGCCTACGATGGGCCGTGCCGTCATCCCATGGGCACCTGCAAAGCCCGTCGTCGGAATCCATCGCGACCGGGCATCCCCTGCGTTCGCACCGCGGTGCGTCATCCATGACGGGCTTCAGGGAGACAGTCCCTCCAAAGTCGAAAGACCCCTGGACGTATCCACTTGGAAGCGATTCATCCAGTGGATGGTAGATATGGTCTGGGTTTATGGCGACGACGCCGACCATGCCGCCGAACAGCGAACCGATGACGAACCACACGATCCCGTCAATCATGCGCAATCGCCTTCCAATTCGTCAATTCTCAGCCCGTAGCTTTCGCCATGTTTGCATGCGGTGAACGTCGCAGTGATTGTCGAAACGTCGTAGCCGAGTTTCAGAAGCTCGTCGAGTTCCGAAAGCCCGATGTAATAGGGGTTCTCGTCTTCGTCCATGAAACGGAAGTAGACCGCGCTGATTCCTCTCCCGTACCCCACATATCGGAGGGACAGCTGAACGCGCTTGAATGGCCTGAACACGTAGCTGTGATACCTGCCGTTCTCGTAGATGTCGAGACCGTCTTCCGACTTACCGATAATCGCGCTCTCGTTTCCCTGCGACCATGGCACCCACCTAAGCGGAATTCCGGAGTCGCAGTCAAACGGAAGGACGGGGTGATTATTGTCCCAACTCATGCTCAGTGCACCTCCTCCAACGTGTGGGGAGGGGTGACCTCCGACATGACGATCCTCTCCGGGAATCCCCAGTCGGTCATCTCCTTGCGCAGCACGCAGTGGTGGTAGTTCTCTGCCGTGTTATCTCCATCTAAGCATGCGACCCTATCGCACATGTGGACGTAGGCTCCGGTTGCAACCACCTTCCCCTCCGGATCTAGAACGCGAACCATCGTGAAGTCAGGGAACAGCGGGGTTCTACTCGTGGTCGTATCGCTCATGAGGCATCGCCTGGATCAATGACTTCTATCCCGTAGTCCTCTGCGGCCTTTCGCTCGATCCGGCATCCTCTTGCGCCTTCCCATCCGGGGCAGAAGTACACGGCATCGCACAGGCTCATGTTCTTCAGGCTCTCGGCCAGGTACATGAGCGGAGGGTTCTTCACGTCACGGTCTCTTGAGAACTCCCTGTACATCTCGTCGGTGAACAGCGTGTTCACGACCATGTATCCCATGTCACCCAAGGCATCGATTGCCTTGCTTCGCGCCTCCTCTATCTCTCGAGGCGTCTTCCCTCCCATGGGCTGGCTCAGCATCGCGACCTTGCTCATGAGGCATCGCCCCCGTCGCGCTTCCCGCACTCGTAGGAACGGTCAATCATCGGTTCGATGCCACCGAACCCGAATGCGTCCGTAGCGGCCTTGCGCACGTCCTCGATGGTCTCGGGCTTCGGGGCGACCTTGCTGACGTGTTGGCAGAACTCAGGGTTTAACGGGCCTTCTGGGGTCGAGATATATCCATCTCCAATCTCACAGACCGTGTGTGTCATACCGTTTGAGTCTGAAACCTTGTCCCCGATGCGGCACGGCACCCCGTCAGCGTCGAGCGGAAGCGGCATCGAGGCGTCGAGCTTGGCCTTGAGGTCGTCACGCTCCGCCTTGACCCTGTCGTAGTCCTCGGCGTTCTCCAGCTCGTTCGATTCGAGCACCTTGATGCGAGCGCGCAGCTCGTCGTTATCGAGACGCAGGTCGTTGTCCTCGCACTCCCTCTCCCACTTGTCGTAGGCGTCCTCTCCTAAAGCGTGCTTTTGCGATGAAAGCTCGCGCTCGTGTTCGGCCTTTAGCTCGCCCAACTGCTTCTCCGCCGCCCTCGCACGCTTGCGCCACTCGTCCCTGCTCTCGGACGTGGCCTCCACGTTGTCGCATGCGTTCTTCCAGCGCGAGGCCATGAAACTCAAATCCTTCTCGCGCTCTTCTCGCTCTTTCTGCCATGCGTCGGCGATGACAAACAGATTTCCGTAGCTCCCATACTTCCTCAGATCGTCCAGCGGGTCACGCTCCGTCTTTTCGGTCATTTCCTCTTGCTCCTTCGTCTCGCGGGGATGTGCGCGTCGATGCACGCCCTGCATCTCCTCTGGTTCGGATAGCTCGGTGTGAACTCCATCCCGCATGCCGCGCACGTCCTCGGGCGCGTCTGCGCATCGTTGATCGCACGGGTAAGCCTGGCCCTCGCCAGGCACGCCTCGAACGTCTGCTTGTCGTGGTACTCGGCACCGGTGGCCGTCATTACCGCGTGGTCGCCCTTGCTCACGGCAGCGAGGTTGTCAGGGTCGAAGTTCCTCTTGTCGTGGTCGCAGAAGACCACCAGCCAGTCGTCGGGTATCTCGCCGTACTCCCTCTCGTATACGAACCTCGACTTCATGACCCATTGGTCGTTCAGCTTCTTGTTCCGGAGCAGACCGACATGCACCTGCAGGTACCCGTCCTTCGTCACCCTCTCGTCCAGGAGGTCGCGCGTGTTGTGCGGGATGTTTCCATTGCTGAAGTGAGACCTGCTGCTGCGCTCGTATGCCTCCTCGCTCATGAATTCGTACCAGTGCTTGCCCTTGTTGTGTGACACGTTCCCCTTCTTGAAGCAGCCGGCATTGGTTCCAGACCTGACCCCAAGCGTGTGCTTTCGGTTACCGATCTGACCCTCGGTCAGCTCGATTCCGAACCTCTCCAGGAACGCGGCGCGCGTCTCTCGCGCCGTGTGTCCCGGCACGAACTCCCTGAAGAACTCGTCACGCTCCGGAGTCCAGATCGTCGTCCTGGCGTGCGTGTTGAGGTGCGCCCTGTCGACGCGCACGAACGTCAGGTCGTTCACGCGCCTGAAGTTCTCGACGGTTCGTATTGGTATCTCCCATCCGAACTCCTCGGCGAACAACTCCGTGGTCTCCCTCGTGGTGTGCAGAGGAACCTCGCGCAGAAGCCACTCGTCCTCCTCTTGTGTCCTCAGCCTCCTGCCCATCAGTCGTCCCCGTCCGTGAGCATCGTGGGGACGGCCGCGTGAGCGCTCATGGCGTTGTCCTTGAACTCAGCCGCCCGCAACGCGAGATTCCCGTTTGAGATGATGGCCTGCGCCGTCGAGTTGATCGCCTTTGCTCGCTGAATCTCGGTCTCCAGGTCATCCCCGGAAAGCTCCTCGTCAGAAAGTCGCTCGATCTCGGCGAAGAGGTGGTTGTTCAGGTCGGAGAGGTGGTTCTGCATCATCGGTCACCTCCCAGGGCATCGACGAGCCTGTAGTGCGGGACGTTGTGTGGCGCATCCAGGCGACGATCTCGCCCGCGGCGTCCTCCTTGCGACCAGCCGAGTACCCGAGGGTCACGCCCAAGGCGTTCGCGGCGCTCCTGATCTCCTTGGCCGTGTGGCCCATGATCAGGTCGCGCATCTGCTCGTCAGTCATCCTCGCTCGCCCCCTCCGATTCGTCGAAGGCGTTGAGAACGTCGTTGAACCTCGGTGAGTTTCCGTAGGCCCGCTTCGCCATGGCGACGAGCAGCCCCGTGCGGCGAGAGAACAGGTCTCCCTTTTGGCACCGGACGACGGTCTTCGTCCCGTCGTCCCAGTAGACGACCGTGGCGGGGTAGTGGAAGATGACCTTCTCCGGCTTCGGCATCTGCATCGGTGCCAGCGGCCTGGAGATGAAGTGGTTGCCGAGGGTCACGTCCTCCCTTGCCCTGATGGTGATAAGGGTTTCAGTCCCAAGCGGCCCTATCTCACGCGTGACGTTCGTCACAGGGAACCCGTGAAACGTCTGGCATGATGACGCGAACCCCTTTGAGAGCGCGTCCTTCAATTCAGCCAGGTAGCTGTCTTCGTGCCTGCATTCGAAGTCGCTCATTGTTCCTCCTTCACCGGCATCCATCCGTCCATGGACAGCGCCGTGAGATAGTCGGTCGGCTCTTTGGTGATCAGGAACTCCAGGCGGTCGGTGAACCTGAAGTGGAGCATGTGGGCGTGCGCCATGCCGTGGCAGTAGAAGCGCCCGTCCGGGTCTTTCAGCGTGTTGCCAAAACCGCACAGCGTGATGGTCGGCTTCGGAACCTTCTTGCCGTGGCGGAACAGCTCACCCGCGCTCCTTCTCACCATGTGGTGCTGCTCGATGGGGTGAAGCCTGCCGCAGATCGCGCAGTGATCCATCCTCACGCTCGGTGAGTCCATAAGCGGACGCCAGACCTCCTGAAGTGTGTCTTTGGTCAGCATCCCAGCCTCCTGTCGATTCCAGTGACATGAAGGCTCTCGCACATCTCAGACAGTCGCGAGACGATGCATGCTGCCATCTCGTCGTCGGTTCCTGTCGCGAGTCTGGCAGCCAACTCCGGGCGTCCGTAATTGCTCGTGATGATGACCGGTAGCATCGCGTTGTAGCGCGAATCGATGATCCTGTAGAGCATGTTCTGCGACCACTCCGTTGGGCGTTCCTTCCCAACGTCATCGAGTACGAGCAGACGGCAGCACATGATGGTGTCCAGAACCTCGTCCTCGCTCGTCCTGGTTCCGTAGGTCGATCTCACCTTCGCCTGAAGTTCTACGAGGGTGGTGAACCTGACGAGGGAACCAAGCTCGAACTCGCGGATCGCGAGAGCGGCGGCGATGTGGGTCTTGCCAACTCCCGGCGATCCCCACAGATAGAGGCCCTTAGAGCATCCGTCTGGCATCCGAATATCGGTCTCTGCCTCGGCATATCGCAGAGGGATACCTGTGCGGATGAACCGCTTATCGGTACTTCTCGAACCTTGTTGCATCGACTTTCGCCTCCCCGGTGGTTTCGCGTTTCGACCAGTTGCGTGCGGCTGCCTGCCAGTCCTTCATCGGAGATTTGCCGACCTTCCAGCCTTTCGAGGCGTAGAAGTCGCAGAAGCGTTCGGCATCGACGGCAAGGCCCTTCTCTGAAGCGTATGAACGGACTTCGTCTGGTGATGGGGCGCGGAATCGCGCCCCGCCCTTGTCCTTAGTCCTTCTTCCTAGTTCCTCTTCCTCTTCCTCTTCCTCTTCCGTTGGCCGTTTGCTTGCGTCTTTGCTTGGAGGTTTGCTTGCCGTTTTGCTTGTCCGTTTGCTTGCGTCTTTGCTTGGCCGTTTGCTTGCCGCTTCGCTCTGTCTTTTGCTTGCGCTCCCTCCCTTTGAGCCGTTGATGGTCAACTTTCTGCTCCTGACGAGAACCGGCATCACCCCCGTGAGGTAGGCGAGGGAAACTCCCTTCGTCTCCGGCTCCTCCCCGGTTCGCAGATACCTGACCATCTTTCCGATCAGCTCGTCGCCCTCCCGCCTGTTCGGGAGGGCGAGCGCGCCGTCTATGATTGAGTCGAGTACCTGCATCAGAACGGGATATCCGCGTCATAGACATCGCACGCCGGGGGTTGCGTGACTGGTGCCTGCTGATATTGAGGTGCTGGTTGTGGTGCAGGTTGAGGAGCGGGTTGCGGCGGTGCCGGCGCATATTGGGGAGCGGCGGGCGCTGGTTGAGGTGCTGGCGCGTATTGAGGTGCTGGTTGAGCCTGATTGCTCGTCATGAACTCGATCTCGTCGATCACGACCTCCAGCTTCGAGCGCTTCTGCCCGTCCCGCTCCCATGAGCTGAAGCGCAGCTTTCCCTCGATGGCGACCTTCGTCCCCTTGCGCAGGTACTGCTGGATGCCCGTGGCCCTCTTCCCGAACAGGATGCAGTCCACGAAGTTCGGTCGATCCTCCCACTGGTTGGTCTGCTTGTTCAGCATCCGGTCGTTCACTGCTACCCCCATGGAGAGGATCGCCGTGCCCGTCTGGGTCTGTCGAAGCTCCGGGTCTCTGGTGAGGTTGCCGGAGATGTTCACACGGTTGATGCTCATGTGGTTCCTCCTTAGTTGCTGTTCCACTCGCGGGACATCTGTGCGTCGATGACCCGGATTCGCAGTTTGTAGACGTTGATTGCCTCTTGACTCGCCTTGTAGATGGCCTCGCTCGAATCGCGGAACCGCTTCAGCTCCGCGATCTCGGGCTTTCCCCGGCAGACGTCGCCGATGATGGTCACCGGCGTGCCGTTCGCACGCTCGCGCAGGATCTCGACGCGCAGGGCCATGCGGTAGCGGGACTCGTTCTCGGCGTACTGGACGCCCGCCAGCTTGCAGGCGTCCAGCTCCTTGTCGAGGAGCGCCGACAGCTCGTTCATCTCCTGGATAAGCTCCTGCATGGCCTACTGCTCGATCTCGTAGTCCGGGTGAGGGCAGCACGTCGCGGCCTTCACGTATGCCTCGAAGTGCTCCTTCGTGTCGAACTGGTAGCGCGCCCCGCAGCTCCTGCAGTGGGCGACGGC